CTCCGTTCAACCTCAAAGGTTTATATGAAATTTGCTTTTACACTCGCCCAGTTAGAGAACTATGCCCTTAATGAAACCCGTAAATGGGAATTCATGAATGCTGCACGTTCATATTTAGGTATCGCGGCAGGCCAGAGATGGACCGCCTTTGATGCCCTAGTCTTTCTGAACGGTGATGAGCTAATTCATTACACCGATGAGACTAAGAGTGAGAAGGTTTCTATTCATCGTCGTGAATACGACGTGAGTTTAGTTGCTTTCTCTTTAGCTGTTTCTGACAGAATGCTTGCTTTTAAGTGTGCTTTGCACGATCTTAAAAACGGGCATGGCTCTTTGAAGATTGCGAAGTCCTCACTGAGCCAATTGAAAGAACTGCTTGACTCTACTGAATGGTAAGTCCCTTATTTTGGGATTTTCTTAGCCCTAACGGGCTGGCTCATTCTTTTGCATGAGCAAAACCTTGAGTCCACTATCGTTCAAAGGAGATCTATATGTCTTTACCCCCTAATATCAATGAAATCACTACTGGCATTTCGAGCCAGGATTACTACCGGATATTTAATTCCGGTCCTAATCCTCCTCCTGTCTTTAATGAGTACATAGGTGATAGGGTTCTTAGAGTACGCCATAGGTCAATTGCGAGCGTGTCAACTCCTAATTTTAGGAGCGTTAAGGACTGGAAAGTGTTAACAACGAATCCCTACCTAAAGGTAGTACGCACCCAGGATACTCCTAAGTCTTCGGTTTATATCGAAGCTACAGATATCTATGGCACTATTTACTATACTATTAGGGAGAATATTCAAGCTAGCACGATTAGTCCTGACATAGAGCGGCCTTCCGCTACAGCTGATGACCCAACGCAAAAGGTTATCAGCAAGCTCATCGAGAGCATCGGTTCAGCAAAAGCTGATGCCGCGACATCGATGGCAGAGCTAGGTAAGACAGCTGCCCACTTGGCGCATACTGCGTCTCGTGTGGCAATTTGTCTTATCTCTCTTAGGAAAGGAAGGTTAGGAGATGCTCTAGATAGTATCGGTGTCTCTTACACCAATAGGGATGTTGCAATTTACAAGAAAGGCTTCTCCAGAGCGGTCCGTGAGGACAGGTCGAAGGGCATTTCAAATAATTTGTTTCATCCTGAGCGTAACAAAAGTCGGGTTACCGATTTTGTTGCGGATACTTGGTTAGAGTACTCCTATGGTTGGAAGCCCCTCTTGAAAGATACTTTCGATATTGCTCAGGCAACTGCCCAAGCTCTCGTCGATCGTAACTACATCTTGAGGTATCAAACGCATAAGGCTAGTAACCGAAAAGAGACGACCGTTAAGGACGAATCTATCGGACTTTCCTGCTCAACAACTTTTACTTCCATAATTTCAGTAAGTATGGGAGTGAATTATCGTATTCCTAACGGAGCGATAAGTGTTGTCGATGCTTTTGGCTTAAACAACCCTCTGACGGTTGCTTGGGAGCTTATTCCGTTTTCTTTCGTCGTTGACTGGTTTCTTCCAGTTGGCGACGCCCTTAAAAGTCTTACGGCTTTTAGTGGACTTGAGTTCTATAGTGGTTGGAAAACTACTAAGGAAACTTGGGCTTGGAAAGCGGATCTTAAGATGAAAAGCTTCTCGTCAGGCGGAGGATCCCAATTTAGGTATGGCGATATACACGGCTCGTTTGAAGAATTTACCCTGCGAAGGATAAATTTAACCGACTTTCCTGTATATGGCTTTCCTAAGTGGAAGGACCCTCGGAGTTTCGCTCACGCAGCTTCGGCTGTGTCCTTACTCCAAAGTCTTTTCTTACGCAAGTAAAGAAAGCAACTATAAGCGATTTTACTTATAGTAATTATTCTCTAAGAGGTAATAAGATGGGCATTCGTGCTAACATCACCCTGACTGACGCTACACCTGTAACGCCGGTTAACCGTGTTTACTCGCCTACGCAAAGTGGCGATGGACTTATTCGCTGGCAAGACCGCACACAAGCGATCTTTGTCGGTCAGAATAGGCTCACCGTTTCTCAGCGTTTGGCGGATAAGCAGGCTCGGACAAATAAATTGTCCTGGAAGCTCGAGACCCCTATCCTTGAGCAGACATCACCGAGTACGTCAACTGGCATTCAGCCAGCTCCGACTGTAGCTTACACCCCTATTGCAACTGTGGAGTTTGTTCTCCCAGATCGCATGACGACGCAAGAGCGGAAGGACCTTCTGGCCCAACTGCGAGACTTGCTCGAAGAGGCTGTTGTTACAAACCAGGTGCACGACCTAGATTTAGTCTGGTAAGACTATAACTTGGCCGTTGCCGGCCTTCCCTAGATAACTAAGAAAGGTAGTTTATGTACAAACGTAAGCTTATAGAGAGTCTAAGACCTCTATCTCGTGGGGCATCTGAAAAGATGCTAATGTCTGTTTCCTCGCTTCTATTTGAAGCTATTAATACTCCTCGCTCGCTAGCCGCTCATATCTTATTAAAAAATAAGGAATATGCCCAGCTGGTAAGCTTAGATATTAATCCATGTGATTATCTCGATGCGAAAGCATTTGGAGATGATTACATGGCTTCCAAGTGGCTCTCTAAATATCCAAACTTTGTTCACAAAGATTTGGATCCGAAGTCAGCTGCTAAGAAGTCGTTCTTTGAATACGAGGACATGTGTCGTGAGACAAATATTAAGTTCAGAAAACTAGAAGAGGACCCATCCTTATGGGACCCGGCGATGCTTTTCATTTTGAAAAATGCACGCCGAAAAATTGCTTCTGTTCTTCGTGAACCTAACCTTGATCGCATCTCACATGCATTTGGATGGGGACCTGGAGCTACTACTGCAGCCACCGGATCTCATACATCAGCGTATGTCAAGTTCTCAAAGAGACTTGATGTCACGAGTAATTCTCTCATTATGGGTCACTGCTGTGTAAACAGTATCCCTTCCTGGGTTAACTGTCAGCTTCAAACTGACGAGTTCCCCTCTATTGAGGTATCTCTTACTAGAGATGCCTTCAATATTGTACGAGGAAATGAGATCGTGTTCGTACCGAAGAATGCGAAAACGCATAGAATCATAGCAAAGGAACCTCACGTAAATTCATATTTACAGAAGGGTTTCGGTGCTGAAATTCGACGCTTATTACGCATCGCCGCAGGAGTCGATCTTAAAGATCAGACTCTTAATCAGCGGCTAGCAAAGAGGGGTTCTTTTGAGGGAACCTTAAGTACCATTGATCTTAGTGGCGCGAGCGATACTATCTCTTATGAGTTAGTGAAGTTCTTGTTACCAAGCAAATGGTTCTCTCTGCTCGACCAAATCAGGAGTAAACAGGGCTTAATTCGAGAGAATAAGACCTGGATACATTATCAGAAGTTCTCCTCTATGGGGAACGGCTGTACTTTCGAACTCGAAAGTCTGATATTCTGGGCACTTTGTAAATCGTGTCTAGAAGTTAATGGTGGAGAGCAGACTCTTAACGTTTACGGTGATGACATTGTTATCCCCTGTGAGCACTTTGAGTCTGTAGCAAGAGTAATCGAATTTGTAGGATTTCGAATTAACAGGTCGAAGAGTTTCTCTTCTGGCCCGTTTCGTGAATCTTGCGGAAAAGATTACTTTCTCGGTACGGATGTCAGGCCTATATTCCTTAAGGAGTACATTTCAAATGTCGAAGCAATTTTCAGATTGGCTAACAACGTCCGTCGCTATGCTCATAACCGTAAGTTTTCTTATGGTTGTGATGCTCGCTTTCGGCCTGTTTGGCTACATGTGGTATCTCGCATTCCAAATCTATTTTGTGAATTAAAAATTCCTGATGGATTTGGTGATGGAGGTCTCGTCGTTAATTTCGACGAAGCATGTCCCTCTCTTCCGCGTTCGAAAGAACAAGGTTGGGAGGGTTTCTTCTTTAAGTCGCTAACTCGGCATCCAGTTAAACTGGAAATGAAAGATAGACACGCAGGTTTTACTGCTACTCTATCGGCCATGGGTATCGATGTTCGAAGCCATGGGGACGACTACATACTTTCATATGTTGATCTACCCCCCGATGGAAAAGAACGTCAGCCACTCTGGGGTCGTCACGACCTGAGAGCAATGACATTTCCCAAGATCACACGAATACATACTCACGGATGGTATGATTTCGGGCCGTG